AGTATCTTGCGCTAATTGAACTCTTTTAATTAAACAATTCCAGGGATGAGATCTAAATACTGCGTCTCGTACTGTCTCATATCTTTCATTGCATAATCTTGCATTTTTAGAATTTTCAGTAAGAGCTGTTATAGAACTAGCTCCTAGTTGATTTAATGCAGAGTTACAAATTTGTATTACTGATGCCATTGATTATGCCTTTGCTGTTTTAGCAGCTCGTTTAAAGTTTGCTGCTGTTGGTGCGCCTTTAGTTCCTACTTTACGCATTTTTTCTTTACTACCCGCCTTAATTCTAGCTCTTTTTGCGTGGATGTTCGCATATAATCCAGGTTTAGCCATTATGCTCTACCTTTATTTCTTTTAGCTGCTGTAATAATATCTCCTCTAGTAATTTTATTTTTATTACCAGACATTGCTGCTAAAGTTTTATTTTTAGATTTTGCTGCGGGTCTACCTCTTTTAGATCCGTATGTTCCTTTTCCCATTGGCATAGTATTTTCCTATTTGTTGGTTATATATTTACGTCTTAAATTTCTTGGTTTAAGCAAAGCAAATATTTCAGCCTCGGTTAATTCTTGCTTTGTATCAAAACCAAAATGGTTTTTATTGTCGTGTTTAAATCGATCAACTAAAACATATCTATAAATATGATTGCCACTCTTAAAGTGTAATATAAGTTTTGGTTTATCGATTTTTTTTGTCATACACTTTAAGCGGGTTCCACTCTCGCTTTCCCCGCTTAAAATTCTATTTATTAATTAACTACGTATGAAATGTTCCAAGACATAGTTCCAGCCGTTTGACCATCAGCAGCCATAGTAGCTGCTATATAGTAATGTCCGCCTGGATCTGTAGTATCGCCAGCTAACTCATACATCTTTTTACCAGCTGTATCGATGTTAGCAGCCTCAAAACGAACATCCGCCATACCAGCAGCGTCAGCTACTAGACTTGCGAAAACATCTTCGTCTTTTACTACGCCTTCAGATGTGTAGATACCAACATTGAAAGTACACGATCCACCTAATGTGTCTGAACCAATAAATAAACTTGGTACAGCAGCATTAGAAGGAATTGGTGCTAACATAACAATATCGTTATCGTCACTATCGCCAGATGCAAGTTCTACTGTTCCATGAGCTGTTCTTACAACACCATGAAGTTCAGCAGAATTATTTAGAACCTGGGGAGCAGCCTCAAAGTTAGCTACTAGATCTGTGTTTTTAGTTCCCATATTATTCTCCTAATTATTATTATTATTCGTGACAAGGGATTTGAAAAACCTTTTTCTCTTCCATTCTAACTGCGCCTAAACTCATGGCGTAGTAAACTTGTGTAGAATAAGATTTGTCAGCTCTTTCAGAAATGTTTGCTTTAATATCACTTCCGATACCTAATTTAATAGCATCTTCTGTGTAAGCAAAAATTAATCTGTCGTCAGTATTAGTTGCGTCAAGTTTTAATCTGTTAGACACAATAAACTCAAATCCCAAGAAAGATGAAACATCCCCTTGTGCAAGAGCTTTAACTGTGTTGAAATCAGATGAAGTAACACTTGTTATAGCTAATAGATCTGCGATTTGTTGTGGCGAACAAACAATGTATCTCTTTAAAGAAGGATCTACATCGTTTAGATCAAGGTTTTTCTTCGCACTTAAAAGTTTTGCTATAGTTAAACCATCTGATTGGTTTGAAGTTGCAAACTTTTGAGTTGAAGGTAACGCTACTCCAGTTGCGCCAGAAACACCAGTTTGAGCTGATGCGTTTAAAGCTGCGATGATAACATCGTCAAGACTTCTATTCATAGCTGCTGCTGCTGCTTTTGCGTAACTTGAAGTTGGGTCTACCAACATTCTTACTTTATCCACGTCATCCACTAAATCTGCCCACTCGTAATCTGCCAAGCTCAATCTCCGTCTAGAGTGAGGTGTATCGATTTGTGGAGTGTCTCCGTGTCTGCTAGTTCTTAATTGAGCAGCGGTTACTCCTACTTGGTCAAAAAATGCGTTCTTGCCAGTTATTGTTTCCACGTCAACAGAACCTCTTAATTTACTTCCCATTTGTTGAGAAAGCATAGTTACATTTGAACTATACTGCTCTACAAAAGAAGTAGTGATTTGATTAGACATACTAATCTCCTTTTGGTTATGTTTATGTTTATGTTAAACGGCTGATTATCCTTGCGGGTCGAAACCTGGCTTTTACATCTTTTAGATGTTAGTCTTTCCTAATGTCTTTTGGGGTCTATCGATTATCCCAATAATTTAGCTATACAGATTTTTTCTTTTCTCGTAAAGCCAAAATTTTTAGATACTTTCGTTATTTTTCTTGTGCATTAATATTTTTACTTCTTCTATTGCTGCTTTGTGATTAGGATGATGTTTATCCCAATATGCAGTTCCAGGCATCATTAATTCTCCAATTTCTTTTTCTAATTGAGCTGGTGTTTGATAAGTTGGCCCAGAGGATTGAGTAATACTATCCTCTCCCATTTTACTAGCTAACTCTGCAAATGCTTTTATCATAACTGGATGATCTCCAAGTTTAGTTCCATCTGCCATATTAGCATCTAACAATTTATTTGCTCCAACAGATGTTGCAAGATTTGCAGCTTGTGCTATTTTTTGATCGTATGCTTGACCCCACTCTTTTTTAAGTTCAGTAGTGCTTGCTTCTCTTGCTGCAACGGCTGTGCTTTCACTTTGTTGTAAAGATGCAGCTGTCATTTCATTATAAAATTTTACCACACCATTTGCTTGACCAGGAAGTAATCCAAGTTTATGCGCTTGAGTTGAAAAATTATTTAATGCTTCAGTATCAAGATTTTGATCTTCTGGTAAATCATATTTATAACCAGTAGCATCTGCGGGTCTGCCAAGTTTTTCGTAAACTGCATCCCAATCTTTTTCTGTAGCAAATTTATTGGGTACTGGAATTTTATCAGCTCCAACTAATTTTTGTGCGTGAACATAAGATTTTGCTAAACCTTCTACATCTTTAATATTTTCTAAAGATTTATCAGATCTAATTTCATCAGAAAGACTTGCTTTCCAATCTGTTACTACTGTTTCTGGTGTTAATGTTGTTGTTTGTGTTTCCGCAGACACTTGGCTTGTAGGCTCAACTGCTACCTGGTTTGTTTCGCTGCTCATTTATCCTCCATGGGTTTTTTTGTAAGCATATTATTAATAAACAAGACTACTGATCTTGTGCCTTCTAAAAATGCGCTTTCGTGACTATCACCTTTAATATGTGACGTAGAATAAAAGCTGCATCTTTTTTTTAAATCTTCTAAGACTTGTTTGCCTTCTTCAGAGTTAAAAACTTTTTTATAGTTAAGTTCTAATTGTTTAAGATCTTTACTGTCCACCTAGAACCTTTAAAGCTGGAGCTACTTTGCCAGCACTTTCTGCGACTTGCTGCGCTTGTTGTAATTGCATTTGTTCCATTTCTTGTTGTTGTTTTTCTTGTTGCTTTTGTTGTACTTCAGCTTTTGATCTCATAATTTTTGCGGGTAAGCCTAACACTTCTTGAATGTGAGAAACTAAACCATCAATATCAATATAATCAAAAACGGGTGCTATGTTTTGCAATGAACCAAATATTTCCATTCCACGCATAACCGATGAAAGCTCTTGAGTTTTTTGAGCTTTGGCTAATGGAGATACATATTCAATTTCTACATCTTGATCGCCAAGTTCTTCTGGGATTGGCGGTAGCTTATTATTTTTTAATAATAAATTAAATGCTCTAGTAATTAGTGGCTGCAATAATTCAGATTGCAATCTACCTAACACGGGGCCAAGTAATCTCATTTTTTCTTCAGTTCTTTGCATCACTTCTGTGGCTGTCATGTTTTGGCCTTGTGCTGTCATTAACTGATCGACAAAGAAGTTTTCTCTAATTGCTTTTCTTCTTTGATCTTCCATTGCTAAACCTAAAGGATTGTTTGAGCCTATTTGTAAAGGTTCAATTCTTTCTCTAGTACCAGATCTATAAAAGTTTAATCCGCCAGGAACAGTTCTAATCGGTAAAATAAAACCATCATCGGGAACCATTAAAGGTGGATCAATTTGTTTTTGAGCAGCTCTAATTGTTGTCTTAGACATTGTGTTTAACATCTTCGTATCAGGCAACGCATTCATTGCTGGAGATCTGCCATATATTTCGTTTGATGAAGATTTTAGGTAACGAGGAACAACGTATGGAAATTCTTTAAATCCACTTTCTCTTAATAATGTTCCAGTTTTTTCGTGAACATGACAAGACACCCAATCCATATTTTTATTATTGCTATACCCCATAGGAGTATCATTTGGATAAACTGAATGAATAATAACAGCATCTTCATAAGGAGCTTTTTCTATATCTGTTAAAATGGCTCTTGGAAGATCTGCATCAGCATACATTGAAGGTATGTTTTTATTTTTAAGATGAAATCTTCTAGTTAAACTATCAACCATTCCTTTACTATCTTCAGTAATAAATATTTCTGATATGTGTAAAGTTTTAAATCTTAAATCATCTTTAACATCATCTGTAATAAACATAGCGGATGTACCAAAGCATAAAAGCTCGTGGTATAATTCAAACACTTCTTGTTGAAAATTAGATCTAGCAAACACTTGCTGCATAATCTTTGCGCAACTTTCAAGCCATTCGTTAGCTGCATCATTGTCAGCTGCCATTGCGTTTCTAAATTTTAAAACAAACCATGGTGAAATTGTATTCGTTAACATTCCATTTAAAGAAGAAGATAATAATTCTAAAGCGTGAGTTGCTGTACCATCAAATACTTGATCGTGTCGCTTGTCGCCTGGAGTATGCTTTTCTGTGATGTTTGCTTTTCTTGGTAAAAAATAATCAGCAAGTTCTTGCCAATGATCTTCCCAGGTAACTCTTTGTGCTTTGAGAGTTTTGTATCTCTCTATTACCATTTTTGCTTTTGGATTGTCTGCCATCTATGCTCCCAATGTTTTTTTAGTTGTGTTTAAATTTGAATTTCCTAAACCCGTTGCTCTGGATAAAATTGTAGTTGATCTACCTTTTTTTTTATTTGCTACAGATATTTCTGCATCCGACATCATTGTTGATGTTGCTTGTGATACTTCAGCTGTAGTTGGAGCTGGTGCAACTATTCCAGTATTTGTAACAATTCCAGATGATGCAACTTGGTTTGTAGCTTCTGTATTAGTTGAAAGAATAGGATTATCATTACCGCCTCTATCATTGTTACCACCAGTATTAACTGTAGAACTGCTAAAAGTTTTTCCACCTTGATAATCAGACGAACCTAATAATGCTTCATTAGTTTTTCTTGTTTTATAATCTTGCTTGATAGCTTTACCAGCTTTAACAACACCTTTAACAATAGTTCCAGTTACTCCACCACCTTTTACAAATTCTGCTACTGGATTTTTTTTCTGTGGTGGTTCATATCTGTTTGATCCGCCACCACTTGAACTACTACTTGCTCCACCCATACTATCCTCCTAACATTGTTTTTTTAGTAGAAGTTTCATCCTCGTCTAAACCACTAGCAGATGTTAATATTGTTTTTCTTCTACCTTTTCTTTTAATCAATAATGCAGCAGCTGCTTCGTTACCTTCATCAGCGTTTTTAGTAAGAACTTTATCTAATCGTTTAGAAGTTTCTTTTCCTTCTTCTGGAGTTTTAAGTTTTGGCTCTACTTTTTTGAAAATTCCTTGCTTAACACCTTTATCTATAATTTTCTTAACTCCTCCCATACTAACCTCCTAATAAAGTTTTCTTAGTTGTGGTTTCATCATCTTCTAAACCATCAGCTGTTGTTAATATTGTAGAGCCTCTGCCTTTTCTATTTCTTCTAATAGCAGCTCTTTTTTCTGCTACTTCTTCTTCTCTAGCTGTGTCATCGTACTTTGGTGCTTCTGGCAATGGTTGTGGTTCTGGTATTGCTGGCATCGCTGGTGCCGATGGCATAAAAGGTTTTATTATTGCTTTTGCTACTCCTCCCATAATCTATTTCTCCTTGTGTATTGAATATTCGCTTTGAGCTGTTTGCTGTTCGGCTAATTTTTGTCTTGGTAATTCCGATAAAGATATAGCCATGTATCTTGCAGCATCGCAAGCGTGTGAGCTAAAATCCTTAACGGGTTTTTCACTAAAAATTCTCATCTTGTCGTTAAACTTTCGATGATGATGTCTTAATGCAGCTATTAATGGTTTAGTTGTTTCTGCGTCAAACCAACATTTAGGTAACACCATTTTTAAATTGTGGATCCCATCTTCCAATGGTAATTTTGGCAGTACCCTAAATCTTATTCCTAATTGATAAGCAACTTCTCGTCTTGTCTTACCATTACTAAATTCTGTTACTTCTATATCGTGTGGCGCATAGTGTTCGCCATAAACATAATCTTTATCTTTAATCATTTGAACATAATGCGGCAAACCTTCTTTGTTGTTTTCATAAAAATCAATAACCATTATTTGATTACCAACTTGTTGAAAAAATATTATTGCCGTATTATCTCCGTAACCTAAATCCCAGGCGGTATGAACTAACAAACTTGGATCATACGCAACTCTGCTTATCTGTTTATTATCTTCTAGTTTTTGTATTATGTTTCCATAAATACTTCCCGTTACATTTGCTATCCAATCGCATTCAAATTCTTGGAGAAATTTACTCTCCCCCATCTGTGCTTTAGCAGCGTCTAATTCTTCTTGATCTACTAAATTTGTCTCACTTGCTTTAGCAGTATAGGCTAACCACTTTGGATCACTTAATGCGTATTGGTATAGATCATAAAATATATTACTCATCCCAGCTGGTGTCGAAATAAAATATGCAAATCCTTTTCTGTCAGAGATAGCGGGTCTTAAAATTTCGTGCCAAAGTTTTGGGTTCATTTGTGAAACCTCATCTACGCAAATCCCATCTGCATAAATTCCTCTAATACGATCTGGATCTTCTCCAGACATCAATGTTATTCTTGCGCCATTGGGAAAGTCGCATCTTAACTCGGTTTCGTTAAATGTAGTTCCTGGAATACAGCCAGCGTATTGCTTTAGATAATCCCAACAAACCCGTTTTATACTTACGAATGTTGGCCCGATCAGATAATACCTTGGGTTTTTCTTATCATTAGTTAACGCCTTTTTTATAAGGTGCATAATTACAAGAATTGTTTTCCCAAATCTCCGATGACAGTTTAAAACTGCAAACCTATGCTTATCTAATTCCTCATGCAGCTCTGCTTGTAATGGCCGAGGTGTATAAGCTATTTGGATGTGCATTAAAAAATTATAGAAATTACAACAATAACTATAGCGGCCACTACAGCTGCTTTAATATTTGTACTTCTGCTATTCCAATATTTTATTATTTTATCCATGTTTTCTCCTAGTGTAGTGTGGGTAGTTCAGTTAGATCTAAAATTGAGTTGTACTCAATCCCACTTTTTTTCATTAACTTTTTTACAAAATTGTCTGCGTGTCTTTTGTCATCAAAACCATTTAAGTGGATAACCATGCCGTTAGTATCTTCGGCCAGGAAAACCATTGCTGTTATCATTTTGTGTTTTAATTTCTTATTCATAATCTGTGTCTGTCTGCGTGTGTCGAACTCCCAACTTATATATATTTAAAAAATGCGGGTGGATTTCGGGGTATAACCGCCTAAATGTTCTCGCATTGTTCTTTATTTATATGCAAATACCTGGCTCGTAGGTTGGAAACCTACCAACTATTGGCGTTGTTCTTTATCTATTTAATCAAAGAGACAGTAAAAAGACAGTAGCAGCTCAACTATCTCTATATCCGAACTCATACCCGCTGGCGAGGAGCCAGGCGTTAAGTATAAAAGCACGGAGATCCAAGGTAGTCCAAGCTAGATACAACAAAGCCAGGCTAGTATCTCTACTGAACCTGGCTAAATTGTTTTACTTAATGTTTGGCTTTAAAGAATTGATCGTTATCCTCTTTTAATCCTTTAACAAAGTCAGCTAACGGATATTGTTGCTGCTTTTTAAAATTTGGAGAGCTGATATATTCTCTATCAACAATATCAAAGTTTTGATCGACCCAATAAACTCCGTTGTCAAAATTATCACAATCAAGGTTTTTAAGCATATCAACGCCAAGGCTTAAAGTACCGCCTAAACCATTCGCAATTATTTGAGTTAATCTCGCAACGCCATAACTACCAGATCTTAATCCATAATCTTTTGCAGTTTGCAAGAAACCTTCAACGCTGTCTCTGCCTCCATTCCAATGAAGATAGATCCCAACGCTATTTTTATCTTGTTCGCCTTTGTCATTAACAAAAGCAATAACAGCTCTATTTCCCATTATTTACCACCTTTCACAGTTAAACCTTTTTTAACAGCCTTTGCTCTAGCGTCTTTTAAGTTTTCTGCGTACACATGGTTTTTAGTATCTTTATTATCACCGTTATCTTTTGTAACGCTGCCGTTTGATTTAATTAAAAATCGGTCGTAGTCATAAGCATCTGACATTATCTTTGCTCCTTTGTTAAGTTAGTTTTATTTTTCATTCAACTAACGAATATCAAAGCATTACCAATGTGTCAATACTTATTACCAACTTGGTTAATTAATTATTTTGTAAGCTCGGAATAGCTGTTGTTTGTATTTCTTCCACAATTTTTTTAGCATCAACCATTTCATTCGGTTTTCCCCAACTAACAGTTATTGTTGTGTCTTGTTTTATATCTTGCTGCAGCTTGTCGCCAAATGTTTTAGCAGCTAACTTTGAAGCCATCCATCGAATGTGGCTCCACTTCTCTCTTAAAAAATGTGTCTCTTGTGGTGTCTTTGGTATTTCCATATCTTCCGCTATTTTATCTAATAGAGTGAATACTCCAGTTTGCCTGGCGGCCATAATTTTCTTTTGTAGTTCCTCATCTTCACGACAATATCTATAAACTGTTGAGGCATCGGGTAACTTCTTATCTCTTGTAATTTTTGATAAAGGCTCGCCAAGCTCTAAACGCTTGATGATTTCTGTAACTTGTTTTGTATCCATATTAATAATTGTTCATCAGTATAATTTTTAAATTGTTTTAAATTTTTGTAAGCAATTAATTTGCCTTCTAATGTTATGGCTCCCGTTGAAGCTCCACCATGGAAGCGACACCGATAATAACCCGACTTTTTTAAATATCCCTTTGCTCTACACTGTTTACCAGATGTTCTTGCGATACTTTCGCATTGGATTTTTTTAAGTGGATGACCAGCCATAATGTTCGGATATTTTTATATCCAACTGTACTCTTTCAATTACTAAATTAGATCAATCTTGTCTATAAGTGATTTTGATAGTTTACTTTCAAGATTAAAAACTGCGTTGATATATTTTTTCTTAATTGTCACTCGATGGCAGCCAAACATTTTACCAAGAGCGACCCAGGAATAACGTTTTGATCTTTGCCACAAGATCTGTCTTTCTTTTAATTCAACCAAGGGTAACAATTCACAGATTGTTAGATCCCAGCAATTAATTTGTTTGTTATTGGCTCGAAGTTTTAATTTATCTTTATTGGCATGGAAGCCGTGATCTCCAGGATCATAAGAAAACTTTAATATATCAAACATTGAGGCAGCTTTTGGAAGTTTAGGCTTTGGCATAAATCGTTCAGCCATGCCAGCTTCGTCTAGTATTTCCATCAATTTTACGCACCTTAACTTCAAACAGCCACCTTCACGATGGCATCAAACTTTTTTATAGGTTCGTCTTTCTTCCACTTATGTTTAGCAATCTTATCCCCGTTCTTATTTCTGTATTCAATGCTATCTCCATATTCAGCAACATAATTATATTGCTCGCCATTATATTCTATTGATGTTCCACTATGTTTAGCGGTGGGGGGAGAGTATCTTGCTCTTTGATAGCTATTATATTTTTTAAATCTATTATAGTTAATATTATTAGTTTTATTAATATCAGTCGAATTTGAAACATCAGATGTTGCAAAAGTGGAACGTATGTTGTTTTTCCTTATTTCTTGCAGCTTTAATTGTTGTGGCAAATAATATTCATTAGTCGAGGATCTACGCTTAACAGTTACGTAACCCAGCTTGGCAAGGTGGAGAATGCACCGATAGATGGCCGTACGAGACATCCCAATAGCCTTCGAGATAGTTGCGTGCCTTGGATAGCAAATTCCAGTTTCCTTGTTCATATAGCTTACCAGGCACGAATAGACCCTATAATCTTGGTTGCTTACCCTCACGTCTTTTAGCACTGTCAAATCTGATACAAAAAATAAACTCATTGCGTAACTTTCTTTGAACAATTGATATTATGTTGATCTTGTAAAAATTCTAATATTTGGAACCAGCCTTCTGGGAGAACTAAAGTCTCTTGGCTTCTTGTTGGGGTTAGCTGCGTAACTCTCAAGCTCTCAACTATTCTATTCTTATCAACCTTATAAAAAACCAGGAAGGAAGGTAAACCAGCTAATCTTGCTAGAGCTTCAGTTGTCGTTGTCGCTTTCCACGTCTGGCCCCGATCTAAACACGTCTCGGCCAGATACAACGGATCCTTACAATTCTTGCAAATCCCGCAAGCATCAACATCAATCATGTAAACATTATTTTCTCTGCACCACTCCGAATACGGATCGCCAGTATTAAAATAGTTTCCGTGAACAGTTCCTCTGGCCACTATAGATCCCCTTTTTTTCTCAACTCATTTAATGGATCTTTAAGATGTTTAATTTCTTCTTGTAGATCTTTAATCTCTATTCTTAAATCCGCATTAATTTTTTGGTGTCCAGCGTTTACTATCTTGTAATTGTCAAATTCTTCCTGGATACGATCTATTTCTTTTTTAAGATCCCAAATTTTATCATTAACCTTTTTGTTATCTCGTGGGTAACTATTAATTTTAACTTCGTTTTCGTATGTTTTATCTTCAGCCATTACACGCACTCCCCAGGATCTAATGCTAACGGGTAACGCTTAACGTAAATCATGTACGCAGCGCAAAACTTATCCCATTCATATTTAACTAGATCTATTGTTTGATTTTCAGTTTGTTTCGGAAATAAAATTACAGCTGCAACAAAAACTAAAATTAAATATTTCATTTTGTGAATATGATCTCCGTAACTTCTTGCACCCAGGCAGCGGGTATAGTTGTGACGTTGCCTACTGTAAGACTTCCGTCTTCGTCATCGATAATGTAGTCGGTAAAGAGTGTAATTTTTTCTCTTGTTTGGATAAGTTTATAACCCAACGAACGAGGGATAGCGGGTTTGGCTGCAACTGCTTTGTCGATTGACAACCAGCTACTATCACTAACAGCATCAAACCACTTAACTTCAACCAACGGGTAATCATTTATATTTCCACTTAATTTCTGTTTCTTTTTATTCATAAAAACTAGACGGCATCACTTTGCCTTTGGTTTTTTCTTTGATAATTTTCATCCAATTTGATCTTGGAACCCGTTGACCCTTGCACCATCTCAAAGTAGTAGCTGCTGGAGAAACCCCAGAAACACCAATAAAATCAGCTAGTTTTTTGTATGATAAGCCTTTACTCACTCTAAATTGTTCTAATTGCATACATTGTCTTTAAGGAAACGATACCTTATTGGCAAGTATAATTAACCAAAGTTGTTAACAGATGACCAGGGTTGTAATTACTTTTTAATAATTGGTAAAATAAATTGACATAATACTAATGTTGTGTTTCATTGCCGTTATGGTAAAAATAGTTGATATTGGAAAATTAAACGCTATTAACGCTGATATGTTTTTAAAAAAGAAAATGGATGAGGTGGGTATGGCAGCTTCAGAGCTTGCTCACAAATTAAAAGTTTCTCCCGTTACAGTTCATAGATGGTTAAACACCAGCAGAAAAGTTAGTCCAGAACAAGCTATAGAAATTGCTAAAATTATTAACTGTGATCCAACAGAGATATTATTTCCTACAAAAAAATTTGATACTGTTCAGCTTCATTCTTATGCTGAAGATTATATGGTTAAAAAATTACATAAAAAAAATTACAGAGATGTTATAATACCTAGTGGTTTTTACACACCACAAACAAAAGCTGTTCAATTTTATGCACCAGGCAGAGAAGCTCATAACGAAATACATTTATTTGAAAGAGGCGGAACTGCAGATTATGATTATAATGGTTTTAGTGAGGATGCTATTAACAGCACTTGCTATGTTGAGCCAACTGAAAAAGCTAGAAAAAAAGGTTTTAGGGATATTATTTGTTTAATTGAAATAGATAAAACACAAACTACTTTTAGATTAAATTTATTACATCCAGAAACTAAAAAACTAATATCTAAAATAGCAACCAATGTAGATCCTAGAGACATTAAAATTGCAGCTCCAAGAAAAATGACTTTTTTTGAAAGTTATAATAAATATAAGCCTGGCAGATTGGCTTCTAATAAAACAAATCCCTTTAAATAATTATCCACAACTAATACAACCAGCGATTTTACCTAAATGGTAATTTAATTTGCCAATAAGGATAATTATGTTTACCAATCGTTCCAATAAAGTATTTAATTTGTATTATGGAACCAGAGTTAAAAGACGATTTTTTAGAAAATATTGTAGAGCTTCCGCAATGGGTAGAGCTTTATAAAATTAATCATTGGTCGCCTTCTCAATTAAATTCTATGGATTGTATGTGGGGATATAAATATTTGTATCTTACACAAGAGCAACGAAGAAAACTTCCAATCAATTCTAAAATGTTTACGGGTGTTTGCCTTGGCGACATGGGGATCCTAGTATTTGGCAAATATTTATGGGAAACAAAAATTGGTAAAGGTTTAGTTAAAACAGAGATCTTACCTCAAAGAAAAATATTTGATAAAATCTTAGAAAAATTTAATGCGTATGAGCCAGCAGATGATGCAGATAAAGCGCAGCATGACGTAGCAAGATTAGGTTTAGCAAAATCATTTTTAACTTTAAAAAATGGAATAAGAGAAATTAATTTAACCTCCCCTATTGAATGTGAAAGATGCGTAACGCTAACATTGGATGGCTGCGTTCTACCTACAATTGGAAGAATAGATTTTGAAGATGAACATAATTTTGTTGAAATGAAAACAAAACATAGAAAGAAAAATAGACCCAGAAAAGATGGTACTTCAAACTATTCACTCCCTAAACTAGATGAAGGTTATATGGGATGGGAAGAACACGTTAGCCAGGTGGCGTTTTATTACTTTGCTTGTGAAGAAAAAAAGAAACCACACTTGTTCGTAATGAACGAAGAAGATTATAAAATTTTTACCCCAGAAAATTGCGAGGATTTAAAACCAGAAAACTTGCGCAAACGTCTTAACAAATTAACCATGACAGCTAAACGTAGAGAAAGAGTTATGGCAAATCATGCTGGCAAGAATACTTGGCATCAAGATATTAATCCAGACTTTGGCCACTTCTTTTGGAAAAACATGGGAGAGCATTTAGATAATGCAAAAAAATTATGGGGTTTAAATTGAAAAAATTAAAAGATGATCCGTTAGTTATGAATTTACAGCCATGGTTGCTGAACCGATATTTAACAAAGAAAAAAAATAGTTATACTAGCAAAGGTTTATGGTGGCCTATAAGCCTTGTTATAATTATTTTAGGCTTAGCTCTCTTGGTCGTTAGCTTTGTTAAATATAGCCAGAGTAGTCGTACAGCGATGTATGACAAGGGTTTTAATACAGCAGTATTCTTTTCCCTTCATTCAAGCTCTGGCTATTTAAAAAAGGATTATCATGGGTAACGTCATTAATTTAATTTCACTTGATACTTATCTTAAAAGATTAAAAACCAATGGTGGGATGTGGGAGTTTAAGCCTGGCAAATGGATTATAAAACATTTGGAAGTAGAAGGATTGGCCCAGCATTATAATATAGATACAAACATTGAGTTAGTATATTGCAATTTAGATAAAGATGTAGCTGTGGTTAAAGCAACAGCGATTAATAAAACAAAAGCATTCCATTCACTAGGAGAAGTATCTCCAAAAAATAATGAGTTTGATTACCCAGTAGCCGTTGCAGAAAAAAGAGCTGTTGATAGATCTATTTTAAAAGCACTTGGTATTCACGGCAATGTTTATTCGGATCAAGAATTACCAAATAAAAAACAAAATAATAATGAAAATTCAGGGATCAAGTTAGATCATGCAGATGTTATTGAAGAAAGAATAAAAACTGTAACCCATCAAGCAAATTTAGAGCAGTTAAAAAGTCAAAATAAAGATTTTATAATTAAGCTCTCAAAAGAAAATTTACCAAGGTATGAAAAATTAAAAAATGCCTTTTTAAATAGAAACCAGCAATTAACCAAAGGATAAATATATATGGCTGACTTCAAGAAACCACAAGATCCAAACTGGGTGGCTACATTTAGTTTGAAAAGAAACGCAGATAAGTTACCTGGAGACGAGGCTACTAAAAATAGACCCGATCTAGTTTTATCAGATAGTGATAAAGTAAACCCAAAGACAATGAAGCCTTATAGAAAGAACTTCACTATTGATGGTGTTTGGATGGAGGCTTCCGCTTATGTCCAGGAAGATAAATCTGTTAAAATTACTATTAAAAAGACGGGTACTGGCAATGCTATGGCAGCAGCTCCAGCAGCCAATAGAGAAGAAATCCCTTTTTAAATAACTTATGGAACAATATGGTTTAACTGCAAAGCAACTAAAACTTTTTAAGTTTATTAAAAACTATATTGGAAAAAATACTGTATCGCCATCTTATGAAGAAATGATGGTGGCGGTACATCTAAAATCTAAAAATTCGATTAATAAATATGTTAGCCAATTAGAAGATAGAAAATGGATCAAAAAATTACCAGGAAAAGCAAGAAGCATTCAAATATTAAAGTAATGACACACCCAGATATTTTTAAAGAATTTAATTACGAATGCTTAGCTGAACAAATTGGCAGCGATCATTATAAAGATATGAAAGTTGAACCCGCATATTTTATTAGTGAGAATAAACTATTGTTTGCTGAAGGAAATGTTGTAAAATATGTATGCAGACATCAAAAAAAAAATAAAGCTGAAGATATAAAAAAAGCTATTCACTATTTAAAAATAATATTAGAACGAGATTATCCCGATGACAAAGAAGATTGAAAAATTCTGGAACGGAAGTGCAAACTTTACAGCGAGTGAAGTTTTTAATTCTGTTACTGATGCTGCAAATCAAATAATACCTAGCGATGCAGCAATATACGAAGTTGATGGTAAAACTGTTAGCTTTGAGTTCGCTAGAATAAAAGAGGTAGAAAATGGCGATAAACCATTACCAACATTTGGAACAAAAAATCCAAATGATCGAGAAGGAAAGAAAGTCTCTGAACGCAAAGATCACGAGACTAAAAGTTAAGAACGGGGGAATGTATCCTCCAGGGATTGCGGCTATAAGTAAAACAGCTCACTCAAAATTGATTGCTGTTATAGGTTTGCAAGACCAACTAAGCAAAATACAAGCGTAGTATTTTAGTTTAGAACCACTATAAACTGATTAAATTCAGACACCTTCCCTACGCCTAAATGAAAATACCAGTTTGGCAACTTAGACTATTGACATATACCAAATTGGCAACTATATATTTTATATGGTTAAAAACTTCAAAAAAATAAAGTTCGCTACCTACTCTAACTTAGAGGAATACTTCACAAAAATAATACTTCCCCAAAAAAATAAATCATCAAAAGTAATAGGTAAAACTTTGTTGGTTTGGGATAAACAATCTAACCAAGGAGCAGAAACTATGCCTAAGACGTATCAGATTTTGAGTTATCAAAATTTAAAAAAACTAAACCATAAAGCAAAATGGAAAGATAGAAATCATTACATCCCCGATGATGTGATGGCAGCAATCAAAGGAAAATTTACTGTTGTGACTTTTCAATTTCCTCACAATGACGTTGAGCAAAGATTAGTTCTTTACGCTGGAGAGAAATACGGAACTTTAACTCTTGATGTTGAATTTAAGGATCTAAAATTAATCACTCCATTAACTATGAAGGATGCTGCGTAATGTCAAAAGAAATTAAACAAGTAAAAGTAATCCATATGGCGTTTGAGGATAAAGCAAAACATATAGCAACTTATGTGCCAGAGGATGGATTTCAAAATGTTAAAGATATGTTGGAGGATGTTTTTAAATTTACTCAAAATAGAGACGACAGCTGGAGTAACCCAGAAGCTAAAGATCCAGAGGGTAACCACTATGATGGATCTGAAAATCTTACAATGATTGCTTCATTAGAAAATAATCCTAAAAACGAAAATGGAGTTTACATGGGTCACAGATCTACTTCAGTTGGAGACAGAATGTCTGTGTGTTATGAAAATAATAAAGGTAATGGTTTTTATGAAAAAATCTTTAGAGTTGACGATGTAGGCTTTAGTTTATGTATGACTAAAAATCATGTTGATGGCAAAAAAAATACTTTAGAAAATGTTTTTGACCAAATAGATCATTTAGAAAAAAGAATGCTACTTAACGAACAGATGGATGATAGTTAATATATGAAAGTTTGGATCGTTAATAAGAAAAAAAGAAAAAAATTAGTTGTTAAAGTTGCTTGGTTTGAGAATGGCAAAGAAAAAACTCAAACTAAAGAAAGTTTTAATTATAACGAAAAAAAGAAAGCTGAAGCTCTAAAAATTACTTTGCAAAATAAAGAAAAAATTGATGCAGTAGATCAGAAAATTACTTTTAACTTTGCATTTAATGAATACTTTAAAGTTTTAAATAACGATCCAGACACCAGCTCTAAGTATAAAGATATGCAAGTTTCATACATTACTAATCATGTGGCCCCATATATTAATAAAGAATATTTGTCTGATTATTTACTAGCAGATTTTATTGAAACAACTTTGATTGGCATAAAAAATAGCAAAAGATTAGATTGGAGAACCAAAGATGGTAAAGGTTATTATGTCAAAAGAGCTGAAGCCATTGGCAAGGTAACTATTAAAGCTGTTGTGCTTGAGTTTAAAAAGTTTGTTAATTGGTGCAATAGCCATAAATATAAAATTGATTATTCTATTGCTAACTTTAAATTTCCTAAAAATTACTTTAGTAACTATACAAAACAAATAGCCTGGATGCCTACTACCCCACAATTATTGGCCATTGTTAATAAAGAACCAGATATTAAATTAAAAACATTTTTCAAATGTGCTGCTGAAACTGGCGTTAGATTAAATGAGCTGCTTGGTATTTGTTATGAAAGTGTAGATTTTAACAATGGTGGTATTTACATAGATCACTCTATTGATAATGAAAATAAGTTTAGACCCTACAAGGTTAAAACTAGCAGAAGATTTATTGAGATCTCTGATGAATTATTAGAGTTGTTTAGTATATGGATGAAAACCCAGATCTTTCCAGTAACTCATAGAAATGTAATTTTCACTAATCCTACTAATGGTAAAGTTGAAAAAAGAACTTTTAAAAGAGTGTTCAATATATCTGGCAGTAGAGCCAATAAAAAAATTAAACAATGTGCAAAATTATTAGGTATTGATTGGCAGAATGGAATGTCTCCTTTTAGAAAGTGGAGCATATCAAGAATGCAAGAACTTAAAATTTTAACTGAAAAACAAATGGATGATAGATTTGCTAACTCTAAAGAAATTAGACAAAGCAACTACATAAGAGATTTGAATTTGAATGAGAAACAAAGAAAAACTGCTATTAATCAAATAACTAAAGGATGATAGTATGTCAGCACTACAAGAGAAGGAACGAATAGCGAAGGTAATGTTCGTGTTAAGAACAATATCTGGAAAAACACAAACAAGACTATCTAAAATATTAAAAGTCTCATTTCAACAAATCCAAAAATATGAGAAAGCTCTTAATGGTATTGGATCAGACAAATTATTTGTTTTAGCCAAAGAACAAGGTTGGGATATTAATTTGCTATACAATGGAGATCCAGAACAGATGCTCCCTTCTATACCTCTATTTAAGCAAGATATGGTGGCAAGAAAATTTCGTGAGATAGAAGCTAACATTCGAGAAGAAGCGAAGCTACAAGCTCGCTATCTGCCTCTATTGCCTAAGTTAGAACGGGAGTTGTCTTATGAAAATACTTTTAAAGATCCCGTTGCAGAACCAATAAAAAAATACGCTTAAATCTTTTACTGCCGTTCACTGACCCATTCACTGACCCCTCGCCTAGAAGTGTTGCGAGAGTGGTCGGGGCGGCAGGATTTGAACCTATCTATTTTTTAGTTGATTTGTGTTGATATATAACACTTACAACTACAATTAGTAAGTTTTTTACTAAAAAAATCGTTGGTAAATAAAGGTTGTATTTATTGAGTGTTTCGTTTTCTACCGATCACTCACTGACCATTTACTGACCCACTATCCACCCAAAGGATTAGATTTTTGTAGCTCTTTTAATTCTTTTATCTGTAAATCTAGTAGTTGTATTTCTTTATTTAAAATTGAAACTTCTTTTTCTAAGTTAGCTTTATTTTCTGTAATTGCTTGAGCATTATCATTAATGCCAAAACTATTGTTATCGATACCAGATAGATCTGGAGCCGTAGCAGATGATAAGCTATCTAATTTTGTCATAACCTCACCATACTTAACAAAGCCTCCACCTATTGCAATAATTGCAGCAATGAGAGCAGCTACTCCCGCTAATTGATCTTTTAATTTACCCATTTTTTAACTCCCTTATTTCTATTTTTAGTCTTTGTTGTTGGTAATAAATATCATTTAAGATACGTTCTTGTTTAATAATCGGATCGTTATCTATATAAGTAGATAAATTAACTTGATTATAAATTTGTCTATCATCTATAAATACTTGATTAGTATAAATATCTGTTGGTATATAAAATGTCGTTTGATTGTAGCTGTCTAATGACACACTATCATTTTGAATAGCAGCTAATAAAACAATGTTTTTTACTTCTAAATTCTTTGTAATATCTTTAATTTTAACATCTATTTTATTAATAGTTTTAGCCAATACTTTAGCTGAATTATCTGTTTTATCTTCTACTTCAGCAATTTTAGTATCTTCTTCTATAACTTCATCTTCAATCAATTCTTCTTCAATCAATTCTTCTTCAATTAATTCTTCTTTAATTAATTTTTCTTTGGGTTCGGTGCTAGTCTCCTCCAAAATCTGAACTGGGGTTTCTTTCTTAACTTCTTTACGTTCTTTTTTGGCCTCAACCTTTACTTCTTCAGTAGCTTCTTCTAGCATAGCAACTGCAATAGTCTCTGATTTCTCCTCTATTAATGGAGTTTCCTCAACTAACTTTGGCATTGTCTTTGGTAATTTTTTATCTTCAATAGCTAAAATAGGTTCTTCAACAATAAATACTGGTAAAGGTTCTATTTTAATTTTTTCTTTAACTTCTATAATAGGTTGCTCAATTTTAAATTCTTTAGCTACTGCCTCATTAAATATAGGCATTTTAAATTTAGGTAAATCTTCAATTATTTCTTGTGCATCTTCTACAATTTTATTCTGTGTAGCGATAGCAACGGGTTGATTGTCATAAGTAACTGTTAAACTAGGTTGTTTTAAATCAGCTGCATTATGATCTCCAGAATAAGAAGCATTACCCGCAACTGTAGAATTAAATTCAAATCTATTGTTTATTGTATAGTCTGTATTATTATTTAATCCCGAAACATAAATGTTGTTACCCGTACTTTGCCATCCACAACCATTAAATGTAGTACAATAACCCGTAACTGTTTTAGTTTGGGTTGTAGTATTACCAGCAGTATCAGTAATGATTTGCTTCATTACTACATTTTGATCGTTGCTATTCCAGAACCAAACTTGTGCAGATTGAGTAGAGCTAAAGCCGTTTTGTATTTGAGCTTCATTCAAACCTAAATCTTGACTTAAACTTAATGCGTTAGTGTTTTGGATATAACCGCCATCTACTCCAGCAATAATAGCCGTTCCGTGGTTTTCATCAAGTTGACCCTCCCAATTATTTTCGGATGTAAAGGTTTGATTAACTAAATTAGATGTTGTTACTTCTTCTGCTTTTAAACCAACTGAACTAGAAAACCAGGAAAGCAAACCCCAAATGATAGCCATCAATATAATTAGTATTTTCATTAGTGAATTTTTAAAGATTTTAATTCTTTTGTTTTAATTTCAGATTTTTCAGCTTTAATTCTTTGTAATTCAATTTTTAAATACTGTTCGTAAGTTGGCATCTTGCCATCATATTTTTCAAATAATATTTTAGTAGCTTCGGATCCTATTTTACCAGAAATCGGACACGGGGTGTTAGCAGCGTAAGCAGACATAGCTTCAAAAACTTCTTGGTTTTTACATAAGATTGAAATTGCAGCAACCTTCATACCCATTCCGTACAATGCTTTAGATAAATTAATTGTTTGACATACGGGATCTATATAATGTTTACCCGTTGCAACACCAAGAGAGAAGCTCTGTATAGAACCAGAGATTGCAAGAGAACAGTTGTTCATAGAATTTAATGATGGAGCATTAGCACTATATGGAGCTGATCGCATATTAGATGTATTAGTAGAATTAGTAGTGGTGTTAGATGAGGATCCAGTTTGAAACGTAGTGGTAGAGTTCATGGTATCTATTTGTGAGTTAGATCCATTGACGTTATCCTGGTTAACATCATCTGTTAATGCTGCTGTACTTAATATTAATACAAGCCAAAGAATGCCTAAAAATGTATATACTGCTCCCTTAATCCACTTCATGTTTCTGCTTTCTTACCCTTGTTAATACCTTTTTTAATAATGTAATTTTGTGTGCCGTTAGCACCCGTCTCAACTTCTTTTTTAAGAAATTTAAACAAGTTCATTTCTTTTAATTTTTTTTCAGTATGCCTGATAAAACTTTCTAATACTTTATTGTCTCTCATTTTCCACCGCCTTTGTAACGTGTTTGTTTACGTTGTCTTTTCTCTGATTTGTTTTGAGATTTTTTATGGATCCCACGCTTGGGTGGTTTATCACGAGGAATAAATGTTCCAGTAAATTTAATTTTAGCCATTACTTTTTTTTTCGATCAAGTACAGATTTTGTAACCTTACTTCCAAAGCTAGCTGTGAATACAATAATAACTAAATACCATACGCTGTCTGGCAGATCATTTATGATTGATACCCACTCTCTAAAGTTCTCTCTTGTACTTGGAAACCATCCCGTTGTGAGCATAGAAATTAGCCACACCATTAATATTTCGTCTTTGTAACTTTGATCCTGGCTTTTTATTCTAGCAATATCTGTATCTTTAGCTGCTTCTATTTCAGCAGCTCTAATAACTTTTACTTTCTCTGCCTTATGTTTGAAGTGATCGCTTGCTTTATTAAATACCATTTTAGTTAATGGATTTTTTAATAAACTTAATAGACCAATCATGCGCAGCTTCTCATTAGCTCCGCCAGGCTTTCACACCTAGATGTTGTTTGACTATGCCAGGCACTATCAATCATTTCATCTGCTGCTTTATTGTAATCAGCTTCTTCAATAGCTTCCCACATCTTTTTAAATTTCATCACACGAGGTTTCCCAAGTTGGAAAGCCATTTCACAAATGATACCTTTAACTATTTCGGGTACTTCTATTTCTTCCAGTAATTCGTTTGCAGATAACAAAGCAATTTCAAAATCATTATCGAACACAGCTTCAAGCTCATCTTTAGAATATTCAATACCCTCAACAAAGTGATCGGTAGGTAGAACCAGATGGCCATAACCAACTGTAGCGAAACCCAGGCTATCGGAGTACACAGTATCCCTAAACCCTTCGTGTTCCTTAATTCGTTGTTTAACTTGTTCCATGTTTCATTTATTTTCTGGATCAAAATTAATAATTTTGACACCTAATCTCTTTTGCTCGCCAGTTCTAGCTCTAGCGATTTTGTAACCATTCTTTCGGTAGTTTTGTGTTTTGACATCATAAGCCGTGTACTCTCCCGTCTTAATGTTAAGAACTAATATATCTACTGGCCCAGCGCCTATTGGGGTAAACACTATTAAGTTTGGATCCTTTGCAAATTGTGCAGCAGCTAACAGTTCGTTTGATAAACCTTTAGCGTTAGTTGTTCTATTCCGTAAAGTAGTGGATGATTGAGCCAATGATACCGCCTATTAATAATAGTATTGCAGCAGCACCTTTACCCTTATTCATATCTGATTTTAAAGATTTAATATCTTTTCTCATTTCATCGATTGCTTTGAACAAAGTTTTCATTCGTTCAGCGCAAACCTTTTCGTGATAAGATATTCTTATTCCATTATGATCTTGAACATTAGAGTGTTGGTTATTCTTTTTTGTCATTCATATAACCTTTGAAATTTTATTTAGGCAGACTTGTCTTTACTGCGGCTACTGCTGCTTTCCAACTGTCAATTCCATCATCATTGATTTTCTCAAGTTGACTTTCCCAAGTACCATATGCTTTTCTTCTTAAATCTAAAATTACTCTAGCAACAACATCATCATTAATTGTTAAACCCCACTCTTGACAATAGGTAAAATCAAATCCAGATGGTACTGTAGTTAATAATTCTAATCCAGTTTGTGCAGTTTGTTCATCTTTACATAAAAATAAAAAAGCACTACAATCTGGTTTTTGTGCGATAGTTGTAGTATATGATCTGTCAATAGGATTATCTATTGTACCATAATAATCTTCATAATTTTCTGCATTAATTTTATATAGTTTCATGTTCAACTCCTATAAGTTTTATTTTATGACTTGGATTATCATTTCCAACTAAAATTTTTGTGTCTTTTGGAACTAGACCTACTTCTTTTAATGCGTTCCAAGTATAAGGATTTGACATAGCATTTTTTAAT